CTATCAATACCTAATGGTGTTTGGACTAAGGTGTGGAGTACTGCTACAATATCTAAGAGCTGTAATACAGTGATAGTATTAGAGGGCATGCCCTTAGGGGTTAACACTACCTTTTATGTAAAGGACATAAGAGTTACCAGATGTACTCCAGAGGATACTTATTGGATGGCATGGATTCCAAGTTCTAATAGTGTAGAGCAAAATGAAAGATTACCAGATGTTGCAGAGGTAAATACTTTATTGGATCTACATCAAAATGCAAGATCTACATATCCTTTTCAAAGTAGTCTGTTAGATAATCCACAAACTAGTTTAACATGGTCTAGAGGAGTAGATCCAGTTACTGGTATACAGATATTAGCTAATACTGCTAGTACTGAAAATCACAGTTACTCTTCTTATTTTAATATACCTTCTAATACCAAATTCTATATTTCATTTTGGGCTCAGTGTAGTGCAAATATTAAGGGAGCTGATGTTTATATATTACCAGACGATTATCCTAATAAAGGATTAGTAGTAAAAGATGGGTTACCCTTAAATCAAACTTGGACATTATATAGATATGAATTTACATCTCCAAGTACTTGGGATGATAATGTTCCAGTACGAATAAGATTTGATAATAAAGGTTCTAAGGATGTATATGAATCTAGACTATATTTAAAAGATGTTAATATATCATTAGATATAGATCATTCTAATGAATTGGCGAGTTGGGAAGGATTTAAATATCAAATCTCTTCACGCACAAGAACTATAGACTCTACTGAATGGTCTTATAGTGGTAATGTAAGAACTAAAGGTACTCTAGAGCAACAAAAGATTTTATATAGTGATGGATCAGCTTCGGATTGGACGACAATATCATCCAACTCTCAATCTGAAACCGCTCAATATACTGACTATGGTGCATGGACCTATTCAGATCCTAAAAGAACCAGAACTGTAACTTACAGATGGTCAGATGGAGCCACAAACTCAGGTGGTACACAGACTCAGACGGCTACCACAAGCACTAATTACAGTGCATGGACCTATTCAAGTGATAATTCTTACAGAACTAGAACTGCTACACCTGTATATACATATACAGATACTACAAGATATGGTACGGCAACTTCTCAAAGAGAGAATGGTACTGTGAGCTATGGTACTTGGAGTTATTCAGGTATTACCAGAACTAGAACTGTCAGTTACGTGTATTCAGATGTTACTAAAACGTCCAACTCTCAATCTGAAACCGCGACCTTAAATAGTATAGTTGGGGAATATACCTCTTCTAATCCATATAATGGAAATAATCAATGGACTAAAGCTGGAGGAGGAACTATTTCTGTAGCTGTTTTAGGTAAATATAATTTTAGCGATAATGTTGCCGCTCAACAGTATGTAACTAATAGTTGCACTTATTCCTATACTAATAACAATGTAGGCACATGGAATGTCTCATCACATGTTATGACTATAAGCAGTGCTGGTACTACAATTGTTGGAGATTCTTCTACAAACACATTGACTATTACTTATAGTGGTAAGACAATTAGTGTTATATTTAAGAGACAAGCAAATGCTATTACAGGTTATGGTACTCCAACCGGTGGTACTATGTCATATGCAACAATTCCAGCATCTGGTGGTACTGTAAGTTCTGGTACTATAGGTGGAACAGTATCTCAAACTAGAACTTATACTTCTGGTTCGTCTGATACTTACTCACAGGCTACTCCGACTAATGGTACTTATGGTACGGCTATTACAGCCTCTAATTTAGGAGCAACTATAAAGAATGCAGCAACGGTAGGAACTTTAATCTATACCTATACTCTTAATGGAAAAACTGGTACTGTTGGTAATATAGTTACTCAAGCTGGTAATTATGTAACATCTCTAACTCTATCTAGTGGAACATTTAGTTATCCTACTATTAGTGCTGGAGCTACTAGTGCAACACCAACTGTTAAGGGCTTTGTAGGCACATTTAAATTTACTAGTGGTGGATCTACTACAACTACGCCAGAATCAACTTATGGTGAATTAACTACCTCAATTACATATAGTTTATCTGCTTCTCAGAATGGATTTACAGCTGTAAACAGTTCTTCTGGAGTATTAACAGCTACATCTAGAGGTACTACTATAGGCACAGCCAGAACTTCTGGTACAGTAACTAGAAAAATTACATGTACTTGGACACCTACGTCAACTTATCCTGGTAATACAGTTACTGGCACAACCTCTCCAACTGCTACTTGCACACAAGCTCTTAATAAATGTACTTCAATAAGTATTATTGCTCAGGCATCAGTATCCTATTCTACAGTTATACCCGCTGGAGGAGGTACAACTAGCCCATCATTTGATTGTGGTAGAAGATTTTTTTATTCTTCTGGAGCATATGGAGATCCTGCTGGATGGACATCTTCGTTGAGCTATTCTATGACTGCTGGAAATGGATTTACTATTAATACATCTACTGGTGTAGTTACTGCAACTTCCAGAGGAACTGTGGTAGGACCTATTAAAAGTTCTAATGTTATAAAGTTTACTATAACATATAGGTATACTAATCCTAGTTCTGTTGGTGGAGATACTGTTAGTGCATCAAGTACCGCTCCAGATGCTATTGCTAAACAAGCTGAGAATGGTTTTAGGGATGATAGTATGAAGCTTCATTTTGGAAGTTGGACTGGAGCTAATACAATTTCAGTAGGAGCTGGTGCTAGCACTACTGCAATGTACTTAGAAGTAACCAGGTTATATTCATCTGGAGAATATCAACCTGGTCATAATGTAACGACAGGAGGGACTTTTACGGTATTAGGAACTGGGTTTAGTATCAGTGGTTCTAATGTTATTGCTGCTAGTAGAGGAACTACTGCTGGAGCTGCCAGATCAGGCACTGTAACTGGTAAATATAATGCTTTAACAGCAACTGGCACTATAACTCAAGCTGAAAATAAGATTACAAATTCAGATTATAATGCTTCTAATAGTCAGTGGAGTGTAGGTGCTACCATAGGCTCTGGAATGACCGCTGCTGGCGGTTCTGCTACGATAACTAGAAGCGCTAGTCACCTTCACACAAATTATAGATTATATAGCTCAGGATCAACAGATGGACCATTTGAAGATACGGTTGTTGATAATGTTAATCTTAGTATAGTTTCTAATGGAAACAATAGATTTAGCCTATCAGGAACTACTCTGACCCATAGTAATATGGGCACTAATGCAGTTACTGATACTGTGACAGTTAGAGCAACTAATGCTTCAAATACTTCAACTTATAAAGATGTAAGTGCTAGTATAACTAACTCAAGGGTAAGCTATAAAGGCTTTATTATAGATACTTATAGTTACCCAACTATGAGTTATTCTGGAGGAACATATTCTCCTTCAGTATCTGGAAGATGTACTGCTGTATATGCTTCAGGATCTGAAGGAAGTTATAATGATTTTCCTCCAAATGCTACTTTAACGTATGCATTTGAAGCACCAGTATCAGGATTATCTATAAACTCAACTACTGGTGTTATTACTGCTACAGCTAATTCTAGCACTAGTAGTAGAACTGCATATGCTATGCTTAGAGTATACTATGGAGGAGAAATCCAGGTAGGTCACAATATTGAAGTTACTCAAGCTGGAGCACCAGGTCCTACAAGAGTAAATATTTCCATAAATAACCCACAACTAACTGGTGGTGAGGTTGTTATTGCTTTTAGCCCAGCTTGCTATGACACTTTAACTATTTTGGTCATGGGATATTTACAAGATGGTAGCTTGTACTCAGTATACAGAAATGTTGGAGGTGGTATTACAGAAGATAGATTCTATCCTAATGGAGCTTGGGCTGATTCAGCATCTATTGAAAATATAGATGGTGAAGGTATCCCTCCAGTAACTAAAACTAGAGGAATTTATTATTGGTAATGGCTGAAATTGATAGTAATCAAGTACGCATGATTACAGATTTGCCCGAGGCTTCTTCTTTAACTGGAATTGAAGTTATAGAATTAGTACAAGGTAATAGTAGCTATAAGACTACTATAGATAAAATCAGAGGAGCATCAAGGTACAATACCTTGGTAGGAACTGTTCTAGATTTTTCAAAAAATGTTAATTATACTATCTCATTAACTAAAAATACAACTATTAGTGTTGCAAATGCAGTTCCTGGAGATGTAAGAGTAATTAATACTGTACAATCTGGAGCATATAGTTTGATTCTACCCTCTGGTCATTATAAAATGGGTGGTTGGGATGTTGTTACTCCCACTGCTAATAACGTAATATCTTATACTGTTCTTTATGATGGTTTAAGATATTTATGGACAAGAGCAGCTTATGAAGCCTAGTTTAATTCAATATAGGGCACTACAACGAGCTGGTGCCCTATATTTAAAATTAATCTCAGATGATATCTATGTTTCTAAAAATAAACAGACAGCATCCTTTGAGATTTCTTCAAATACAACCTGGGATATTACAGATATTCCAGAATGGATAACAATAGGAACTGAAGATATTAATAATAATACTGGTAATAAGATTATTAGTATAGAGATTTCAGCTAATAGTTTATATAGCTATAGAGCTCATGAACTAGTCATTGTATCTTCTAATAAAGCTCTAACAACCAAAGTTCCTATTACTCAGTTAGGAACTCCAGATATTCCTTATCTTAATATAAATCCAACTAGTAAAAGTGTGCCTTATACTGCATCTAACTTTCAATTTAGTGTGGATTCTAATATTATGTTTTATATTGAATATACTGATCCTCCTATACATCTAACAGAAATACCATGACAAGAATAAAAGGATTAGGCAGTCAGAATTATACTGTTAATGTGGATGAAAATCCTTTTGCATGGGCTAGAAACTATGAGTTAGTGATTTCAGGCCCTCTCTCTGCACAAGTTCCAGATAAAACTTGTGTTATATCTCAAGCAGCAGCTCCTGGATATTTTAATTTAAGTACTAATTCAGTTACCTTAAATTATACAGCTGGTAGTTCTGCTTCTGTAAATTTGACTACAAATGCTAAGTGGACAGCTTCAACAGATGCCTCTACTTATTTTACATACAAAAAGACTGGAGGTCCTTCAGGAAATATTCCAGCCACAGATTTAAAAGAGACATTACAATTTATAGCTGTTCAGGAGAATGGGAATAGTAATGATGAATGGTCTAATATTACTAAGAGAATTAATTATTCTCCAGTTGGTGCTTCTTCATCCGATATTACGGTTACTCAATTAGTAAAGTCTAAAGGAAGAATAATTGCTGTTACTAATCCCAATGAATATTTAAGTGATTTAGAAATTACTAAATCAGCATATTCATTTCAGGTTCAATGCACTAGACCTTATAAGATTACTATACCTAATGATATAAATTGGGTCTATGCTGGGAGTAGTGGGACTACTCCATTTAATCAAGCTAATACTTCACATCCAGCTGATTATAATAGTCCCAGAACTGTTTATTTTAGATTAGCTAAAAATACTACTAGCTCTTGTAGATATGTCACTTTTACAGTACAATCTCTAGATCCTGCAGATAATATTAATCTTACTATATCTTATATGCAGAGGGATGCTGCATTTTTTACTTGGACTGAATTTTCTGGTGGAGATGTGAGGTACACTTCTTTTGATGATAATACTAGTACATTAACTACAAATTATTCTCCAATTACAGAATCATCTCCAGTAAAACTTAAAGTCAAAACTAATATAGATTGGGCAAGGGAATTATTAGATGATGCATTTACCGTATATGGTAATTATTATTGGGTATATTTCTTATCTAACACTCCTACTTCTGGCGTAGGTGATCCTTCTTGTAAAGTAGGTGGGAATCAAAATTTCCAGATTAGTCTTGGAGTCAAAGAATTTAAAGATTATCCTCAAAATACAGATTTGGAGTTAACTACTAGAATTGGTCATATTAATATAAATAGAACTTGGGAAGGGTCTAAGATTCCTCTCAAAACTATTACAGTCAAACAGACTCCTGCACCTGTATTTACAATGTCATTTAATCCTGGATATCCAACTAACTTTGATTACAAAGGAGGAATTACTTATGTATTAGTTAGAGCATGTGATTACATGACATGGAGAGTACATAGTCCATCAACTGATGAGACATTTATAGAAGCACAACTTACTAATGTTGGTATATCATGAATAGTGTAGATGGACAATTTAAGTCACTTATAATGGTAGATGTTCCTGAGAATCAATTTGCTTGGAGTAAGACAGCAATAGTTCAAGGAGTAACTACTAATATAGCTCCTGAAAGATTTACTAATCTTAATATAGGAATTGGTCCAGCTCCTGCTTGGGCTACTATAGTACATCCTAATGTAGAGAACAATTGGCTGTATATTAATTCTAATGGACTAACATTTGAGGTACAGTTTAAAACCAATATGAAATGGTCTGCATTTGCAGGTACTTCAGGTGCTCAAAATTATGCTAAATTTGTACAGACAGAAACTTACCCTACCTCTGGGATATCTACTGATGTAAATGAGATTCATACTCTTAAGGTATTAATTGATCCTAGAGGAGTAAGAGAATATGAGGGGGATAATATATATAAAACTTGGCGACATGCTTATATAGCTATATCAAGTACTGATCCTGAAGTTTCATTTACAACTCAAATTCTTCAAATATGGCAAGCTCCTGTATGTAGAGTAGGATTCTTTGATTATAGGAATCCAGCAGAGAATCCTAATCCAGATTATCCATATTTGCCTAAGGATATTACTGTAGGAAGTGATGGAGCTTCCTTAACTTCCATAGATATTGGAGCTCTGGCAGTCACTACTATTAGTCCTGTTTGGAGGGATATAGTAAGTACTGAAGGTCCATATACCTTATCTATAAGTGGTGCCCCAACAGGAGCGGATGTTAATATACATGATCCTGGATACTGGTTAGATGGTAATTCTAAAAAGGGAGTTCCCACTAAAGTAGATGATGGAGATATTGATACTTATCAACAAATAGATATTACAGCTCCTTATAATGATACTGGAAGTGTAAGAACCTGGACAGTAAAAGTTACTCCTATACTTTATGCTTATAATACAGAACAGACTACTAGAGTAGAATGGGCTTCTCAAATTCCAGCACAAGATACTGTACCTGCTCAAGCCTTAGTATTTGATGATATTACTATGACAGTTTCTCAGGATAGTATTCCTGTTATACATTTAGCTTATAATGGACAAAGTTCTATTACAGCAAATGGGGCTTTGTCTGGTTATTTAGACGTATCATTTACTGGAGGTAAATCTCAATCTTATCCGTGGGAATTTACCGCTTCTGATATGAAGAATCAAGGAGAAGCTGCATGGTCAGCTGAAGGAAACTTTGATGAACCTGGTACTAATTGGACATTTGGATGGTGTCATTTTCCTGAAGTAGGAAATGTCAAAGAAGGTAATAAACTTTACTTTGAAGTAGATAGTAACAATAGTGGACAAGACAGAACTGCTGAGTATAAAGTTAGATTAAATCAGTTAGGTTATCCAAATACTCAAGAGGCTATAGTTACAGTGACACAAGCTGCTGATGATAGCCTATATATTAATTGGGATTCTTCTGCTACTCAGATATCTGATGATGGAGAGACTAGAACTCTTACAGTAAGTGCTACTGGGGCTACTGCTAAATCCATTGTTTGAGGAGCTTATAAATATAATGATGCTAATCATACTACTGGCAGAACTCCTTATTCTGGAATTACTTTCTCTACTGGAGAATCAATGCAAATTAATTCTCCTGGTACATATCCAGTAATAGCTACATTTGCTGCTAATAATATAGCTAAACCTAAGTATCTTAGGATTGAAGGAGTAAAAAGAATAGGCGCTGATATTGCAGGTACTACTGTAATAGATTATAACCAAAATCAACAGGCTCAGGTAGCTAGGTTTGAAGCTACGTTATATCCAAACAAAGATTCCATAACTTGTGGTAATCTTGGAAATGTAGATATAGAATTTACCTATAGAGCTAACTTTGATTTTAGAATATTCTGTACTTTTGATAATACCTCTTCTAGTGTACCTGGGTCAGTGGTAGTAACTGATGATAATTGGAATACTACTTATACTTGGTCACTTCATGTATTAGGCAATACTTTATCTTCTTCAAATAAGTTTGGTTATATAGGATTAGGTACTGCAGATGGATCAACACAATTTAGAGCAATTTCTCTTACTCAATATGGTATAACAAACAAGGTTGGTATTTGGGAGCAATGTTATGAAACAGGCAGAAATGATGGAGGTGAGGCTACTACTGATACTAGAACTGATCCACCATATTCAAATTCAATACTAGCTAGTGTGGAATTGCCTGAATCTTCAGTAAGCTCATCCATACCATTGCTTGTCTCAAAAAGAAATGTCTTTAATGACCAAGAAGAAGCAATTGGATTGGCAAGTCCTAATAATAAATTTGAAATAATTTGGGAAGATTCAGAAGGAGTTACTACGGGTCCTTCTAATACTAATGGATGGTGTACGTTAGCTCTAAAGAATTGGAATGTTCCCTCTGAAATTTCAGATGGTATATATGAACCTACTACTCTTGTAAATCCAGATATAGACAATGTAGAGAATTGGCCTAATATTGGAATAAGCTGTACTAGCAATCCTAATAGTACTAAAAGGATAACTACTATTCGCATTAATCCTTATGATACCTCAGCTGTAACTCCTGATTATGGAACGAATGCTAGTGGAAATGGAGTAATGATTGATGTAACTCAAAGAGCTTCTATTCCAATAAGTGATATAACTAGATTTACTATAGTAGGTAATATGTCAACTAGTTCACAAACTCCATTGCAAGTATTCCTCTATGGATACAGTGCAGAGGGAGAAGTTAATACAATTAATCAACTTCCAGTAGCAGTATATGCTCTAGTAGAGTTTGTTGGAGGAAGTACTACTACAGGGTTATTGATTGGAACTAATGCTTCCTATTTATATGATCCATCTCCAGCTGTAGCGAATCCTACTATTGCTGCTATAGCATTTAGTGAGAATGGTCCTTTCCAAGATGGTGTAGAATATATTACTACATTAGACTGGAATGGGAAAACAATATCTTTAGGATAATGAAAAAATATGTAATAGCTGGAATAGTTTTGGTAATCCTCCTATCTTTGATAGGGGGGTTACTTAAAACTAATGCCAGATTAAAAGAGCAAGTTAGT